AGCTATTATTCGCAAAGCTTTATAATAACTACATTGAAAAATATATTCTACACATCCTATAAAATCAAAATTTGGTCCAGCAAAATCCTTATATTGTAGATTACCTTTTTTGTCTTTATAAAAAGACGCAGTTGGAGTTTTATCTACTCTAATGATTGCTGGACTACAGAATAATCCTTTTTTGACAGGAACTCCCAAGTAATGTTCAAAGAACGTTTCTTGGGAGTATTTTGATAGTAAAAGTTCTTTTGTTATCTTTGGAGCTACGTCTAATGCATACATATTTATTAATTTTAAGCTTACAAAGATACAAAATTATTTTTATAAAATTGGCATATCGAATTGAATATTCACTCCACCTTCTTCAGAACTTTGTGAAGTTCCAGTTAATGCTGGTGCAGAATATGTTTTTGCAGCTGTTGGTTTAGCATTAGCTTCATTTTCAATTCTAGTTTTTTCATAAGCTGTAAAAGCTAATTTATTACCAATAAAGTTATTTTTAACATATGCTTTACCTTCTTTTGTTAATCCTGCAAAGAAACCAGGAAATTGAGCTTCACCTTTAGTATTTCTCAATAATTTAATTTGAGTACTTACTCCTTTTCCTGCATCTAGTATTTGCATTACTAATTTTCTTAAACCATCCCAATCAGATGCACCTAAGTTAACAGTATTATCATCAATTTGTTTTGCTACTTTTGGATTAATTGTATCAATAGCATGTTTAAATAACAACATAGTATTTTCAACTCCAGAAGTTTGTGCAATTTTCTTTTCCTCACCTGTAGATTTATCGGTGTACTTAGTTTCTGTACGAACGAAATCTTCTGGTCTTGGTTCAAAAATTGTGTGTTCATGAGCACCTAGCTCACTAGTAAATTTTAATTTCAGTACTTTATATACTGCATTTGCGTCTTTAACGCCTTTGATGTCTTGGCTCTCACAGCCCTCAAATGTTACATCATAAATATCATTTCCTACTAATCTTGGTTTTACGCTACTTTGTGAAGCGCCTGCTGTTGTTCCGAATGAAAAACTCATAATTTCTATAAATTACTTAAAGTTTGTATTTTAATTCATCTATTTCTGTAATTTCATCTGTATCAACTAATAATTCAGGCTCAGTTTCCTCTGCTTGTTCTATTATTTCTTCTAATGTTAAAGATTCTTCAACTGTTCCACCTGTAGTAGATACTAGTTTCCAAAGTCCTTCGACTTCTCCAAACGGAACAATTGTAAATTCTGTGCCACGTTCTGCTAGAACGGTGTTAGCTTTTCCTTTACATACTACCGTATTTGTTTTAGTTACTTTATTACCAGCTTCATCATCCTTACGGATAGTAGGAACCATTAATTTAGCTTTACCTTCTTTTTTCCATTCAAGAACAACTCTATCTTCATACTCTAATTCAAGATCAGCGATAGCTTTATTATTAAATATTAATTTATTTGGGTCTAAAGTAATTATAGCTTCACCAGCTAATTCCTCAATCACATCTGTTACTTTTTTTGTAGTTCTTGCTTTCTTTTCAGCACTACCAATAGTTTTAATATTCGTAACTTCTTCAGTCTCCGTATTAAAATCAAATGTTATAGATATTTGTTTAATCATTTCCGTTATATTCGTCTATCTTATCAAAGACATATTGTAAATCATTATCTATGTGTAACGTATCAAAACATCCCATAGGTGTTTTTGCTGTAGTTGTTCCATCAGAGTTTGTAATGAACTTATATTCAATAACACCATCATCATTTTTTACTTTAGCTGTAAACAACACATAAGTAAATAATCCTTCTACAGTAATCATATTATCGATCATTTTCGTTTTGATATAAATTTTTCTTGTTAAGGAATTACCTTACCTTTATATCCTTACAGTTTCCTGCAAGTCTAGACTATATCTTCATCTTTATATTTCCACACATATCCTGCAGATTTTTTAAATTTACCTTGACAACATCTCATTAGAGATGACCTATCAACTTTATAAAAATCTGCGGCTGTTGCTATAGAATTCCATTCTTGTATAAATACCATAGTTAAAGTATATTGATTAACAGGTCTCCCTTGTTTTTCAATTACTGTTTTTCTGATATTTTCAATATGTTCATCTGTCTTTATTTTACCTAAATGACTTTCTGATATTTGTTTTCTAACATCATCTGGTCTAGGTAAAAATAAAATTGAAATTTAGACATCCCCGTTTCAAAGAAAGAATAATTACTTCTTTCCCTTACTCTACACTCGTAGATAGTCGTTACACGCGCCCATAGGCTAAAATTTCCTATTGCTTGGCTCGGTATTCCCATCGTCATTATACGTTAAGGGTTCACCGAATTAGGGGTATTAGGGGCAAAATTACTTACCCAACGTTTTAATCTTATATGATGGATTTAACATGTCTCCCATATTTTCAGAGTGAGCTAATATAAAAACTTTTAAGTCTTCACGAGCACTCATAGATTCTTTCAATACTGAAAAGAAATGTTGTGCCATTTGAGTAAACTTTTCATCAATTGTGTTATTCTGCACCATTCGTGCAACTCTTTATATTTCTATAAAGTTCAGACTATATCTTAATTTTTATTTCTTTTTATTCCTTTTGGAATAGTTAAAGCTTCAATTGGATCCCATTTATGTTTAGATATACGATTATTAACTAATTCAAACTCCATATTATAAAATTCACACCATTGTTTAAGAGTTTTAGACTCTTCTCCAATAGTTATAAGTTTTTTAAATGGGTCTTTTTGAATAGCTTCTTCAAATGATAAACCACTTCTGTAAATTCGTTGGTAAAGAGTAGTATATTTAATACCAAATTCTTTAGCCCAATCTTTTAATACCATTGTTTTACCATCATAGGTAACAATATCATTAAAATCTTCTCTGTTTTTACTTTGTGTAGTTCTATCAGCCCAAATACAATTTTCTTTAGAATAATCTTTGAGATTATCAATTCTTTCTAAAGTAAATCCTTCTGGACAATTACCTAAATCTAAATAGAATGTTTCAAAAGAATTCATCCATTCAGGACAAACCTGAATATTATTCTCTTTATATTTTCCTTTTGTTGCCGATGGTGAATAACATCTAGATTTCATAGATTTCCATTGTGTATATTCCGGCATTTTGCTTTTTCCTTTAATTTTTTCCATATGCTATTTTGTTAAATTATAATTTACAAAGATAGCGAATAATTTTTATAAAAATCCTAACCGTTTCCAAAAAAGTTATTAATAACTTTAATGTACTCTCCTTCATGGAGATAGTCGTTGAACCTTTTTCCAAAATTTAATTTGGAAACTTGGATGCGGATTGACCAATTCTTTTTGATTTTACCATACCTTTCATCATTACTGAAAGCCATCATGTATATTACTATCATAATTTGGTTAAAAAGACTCTAAGGTTATTCCCGCAGTTAGATTAGTTTGGGCATGTTTGTTCACCCTTTTTCTGATGCTCTATCCATTGCTTCAAATGCCATTAAATATTGAGAATCATCAATAATAATTTGTTTGATATGTGGCATAGTTGCACTAACTACCTTTATAACTTGGCCTATCTTCTCGACATTGCTAGTATTATATAAATTACCTTCATATTTTTTTGTTTCAGGATTCATAACTAGAGGTTTATAATTTTTCTTATAATTTCTAATTGGAAGATTTTTTCCTGCAACATTTATAATAAATGTTATTGTTGGGTCTAAATTTCTTAAACTCGTTGATTTACCAGACCCTGATTCACCGACTATCGCGCCTAATTCTGCCATACTTAAAATTTAAATACATTTTTGTTTTGTATATCTGTATCAATTTTATCTGTTTTTGGTTTTAAGCTATCTAACGATAAATATGGTTCATAATCACCAATGTCTTCTGGTTTTGGTAGTTCGTTGAACATTCCAATCTCACCATAAAAGACTATACCTTTATTAACATCAGCCTGACCATATCTATTTTTCAAGATTTGACAAAGTCTAAATCTTTTCTTTAGGACATTTTGAATAGGATATCCTTCACACCTAGCAATTTTTTCCCTATAAGGATAATATAAAGCAATAACTACTTCAGAACCATCAGTTGTATCAGAAGTTTCTTTAAAGTCATCTAATTGAATTAATTCATATCCATTAGTTTTTCTATCCATGCTTTTAGCATTTCTATTCAACTGTTGGATAAATACTCCAGTCATTCCACATTTATTTCTAAAGTGAATAAAATACTTAGTAGTTATATCAATTTTTTCTTTTTTAGATCCAGGACCTCCCATTAAACCAACGTGATCCATAATTGCCACTTTATATCTTAAAGGGTCAGTATCTATATATTCTTCATGATGCTCATCAATTTCAACAAAGGTTCCAAAGTTTTTAAGCCACTCTTTACAAGTAGCATAAACACCATTTGGTGATAACGCTTTATCAAATATTGTTATATGAGATTGAAGATCGTATAGCCAATCACGTGACGCATAAATAAATTTTAATTGTTCATCTGTAATTGGTTTAGTTAAAGAAAGGATATCTTCATAAGTTATTACTTGATTATATTCATCGAATATATGTCTTGATAATAACTTAGCAAATAAAGTATCTGCCGACATCTCAAAAGAATAATATAATATAGATACATTTTTTTCTCCTCTATTTTTCAATAGATTATAAACAAACACATCTAATGCAAATGAAGTTTTACCTCCAGATGTATCTGCACCAATAGTATATAAATATTTTCTTTGTATTCCATAAAGTACTGAATCAATAGCAGGCATTCCTGTACTAATACCAATATTTCTTCCTAGTTTACCTTCTTCTATGTTGTTAAATAATTTGTCTACTCCCATTATAGTAACTCAGAATTATTATAACCATTAACGTTTCCGCTTCCTCTTATATATTCAATCTCAACCCATTTATGAGATGCAATGAATTCTAAAATAGAATAATTTATTAGATTATTTTCTTTACCAAATTCTAATGCTTCAATAACTCGTTCATGAGTTATACCTGCACTTTTTATTGCTTTAGCATAATATAAGCAAAATTCTTCAAAAGTAAATAAACCAGCTCTTGTAAAATTCTTAATTGAGCATAACTTTCCATTTATATTAATAAACGGAGGATATGTATCAAATAATTCTTTTCCCATATCATTAGATTCTCTAACATACATCTTTAAGAAATTCTTATTGAATGGTATGTTTTTATAATTTAATGATTCACCTTCACCAGGTATTTTAAAAGTAGCTAATATTACTTTTTTAGTTTGTAATGATTGAAGAACTTGTTTAAAAAGTTCTTTACCATTTGATACATTTGATAAATAATTCATCAACATATCTGGTTCTCCATCGACTGCTAAAAATAACATTCGTAGGATAAATAATTCAGTGGGAGTAAGACCACTATTAATGTAAATGTTTATCTCCTCTTTCAGAGATAATTCAAATTGTTGCATGTTGTAGTTTTTAGGCTACTCCTCCGTTGTGGTAATATCCTTCACAGGATTTTTAATGATGGGTCTGGTAGGTTTATATTCATTAATAAATTCATCTCTCAATAGTTTATATCTAGGATATAACCAATTGAATTGTTCCCAATTTCTTGTATCTAATGTAGTTCTGAATATTTCAGAAAGCATCAGCTATTCGAGCATTTTTTCATTTATCATTTTTGTTTATTTATTTTTTTTTAAAATCTAAACATTTTTCCCATTTCTTTTCCTTCTTGTACTATATTCTCACTCTCTTTTCCTAATAAAATTTCATCTAGTTCGTTCTCTGTAATCTCTATGTAATTCTTTCCTGCTGTTGAAGTGTTATACCAACCTTCCTCATTTGTTCCTTTTATTACAAGTGTAAATATTTCAGCTTCTTTACCTTCTTCATATCGAATAACTCTACCTAATCGTTGAGTTTTCTGTGTTTGAGAAGAAGTATTACATAATATAATAGCTAAACTTAAACCTGGAACATCAGAACCTTCATCCAAACTTTTAGCTGTATGTATAACACCTAGAGGTAATAATGCAAATTCTTCCATAGTCATTCTATTTTTCTTTTTAGTCTTACCAGAATGAACTACATAACCTCCACCTATTAATTCAGCTTGTTTAATTGTTGCAGAAAATGTAATTGCTTTCTTATCTTGTCTATGTGCAAGAATACGTCGAGTAATTTCTAATTTTTTAGGATGATCCATTACATATGACTTACGTGCACGTAACGCTCTTCCCCAAGTAAAAACTACTGCGTCCATATCAGATACAGACATTCCCATTTTTTTACCATATACTCGTCTTGAAATTATATTTGTCATACAATCCATTGCAAGTTTAAAGTCAAAATCAAAAATAGAAAATGCTTCTTGAAATTGTTTATTGGCTTCACGATATACGGCTATATCATCTGGTTCAATTACAACTTTATATTCAATATAAGGAGCTAACCATTTATTTTCAATTGCTTCTTTAACATTAATAATGTCACAAATTGGACAAAATTGATCTAATAATGTGTGTCTTCCATCTAATCTACTAAATGTTGCAGATAATCCAAGAACAATTGTTGGTTGTCTTTGATTAAATACTTCATAAAAAGTATCAGAAGGAATTCTATGACATTCGTCAAGTATTAAAAAATCAATATGAACAATTGTTTTAATAGCAGAATTAATTATTTCAACAGAAACATATTCTAATAAAGAATACTTTGAAAGTTCTTGTATCCATTGAATTTTTAAATATTCAGTAGGTACAATAACTACTATCTTTTTATCAGTGTTCTTTGTCAAGAACCCTTTAATTGCAGTTAATGCTGCTCGGGTCTTGCCCACCCCTGTGCACCATTGTAGAGTACCTCTACAACCTGCTTCTATCCATTTTTTGACACCTTGACGCTGCCTCTCGGTTCTATCAAGTGTCATTGTGATATTTTTTAATCATTAAAGTATTTCAATCACTTTACCATAAACTTGTTTTGTCCAACCATTATCATATCCATGATTATTACCTATTAGACAACCTCTATCTTCATTTTTAGCTTTAACTAAATGAGTATAAAATTTACCTTTAACTTTACAATAGACAATATCACCGATTTCAACAGTATTCCATTGAGCCGGTGCTAATTTATGTTCTTGACCCGATTTTATCAAAGGAGTCATAGAATTACCTTTTTCTGAAGTTACGAAAGATTCTCCATTCTGAAGTCTTTCTAATTTATAATTTCTCATTTTTCTTTATATAAAAGTACTAAAAAATATTGATATACACAAGTTTTTTAACACTTATTTAAAATAAATTTAATTGCATATTTTCTATCTGATTTATAAGTTTTTTTGCTTCAAGTATATAAAATTTATAATTAATATCATAATCAATCATTTCTTTTTCTATATACTCATTAAAAATTGTAGAAATAAATCCTATATTAACACCAGTAATCTTATCGTTATTAAACAATTTTTGTAATTGTCCACCATGATTAGATACATAATATCTAGTAGTTTTAGTAAGATTTTTAGTTTTAATATATTGACCTTCAATATACTTATATTGTGCTACGCTATCTTTATTTGTTCTAAGTCTCATACCAAAATCATAAATATTAGTATGATTATTTATTGTTTCTTCAACAGCTATTCCTTTAAAGAAATAATTCTCTAATGCTATACGAACAATTTTCATAGACGGATCTTTATGTAAATCTCTATCAATTTCAAAATCACCTTTATGTTTTATCTTACCGTCAGTATATCTTGCAGAATAATTATTTACATCTCTAATTACCATTTTATCATAATAATTAGCTTCGTAACTTAATCCAGCAGATTCACATAATTTAGTAGATATGTCTAAAGCTTCTTGATGATATTTTCTAGGAATTTTCATAGTCCAACCATCTGTATTTACTTGAATAATTGTTATATCATCAAATCTTTCACAAATAGCTTCCATCCACATAGAAATAAATACTTGACCACTTATTGTCGTTGTTAAAGTATATAAAGGATCATATAACCAACTATCTTCAGAATTAGTTTTACCATAACTTCCGTTTGCAGCTAACTTAAATCCTTCAATAATAACAAAATCACGTTCTTTCTTTGGTTTCTTTTTTTCAGCTAAACGTTTAGATACAATTTCACCATCATAAATATCAACAAATTCTTCTCCTAAATGTTCTGGATATACCCGTTGAGAAATTCCCAACATCGGATACATAGCATCAACATCTAAATCAAGAATCATATAATCATCATCTGCAATATATATACCTGGAGCAATTGAAGCATGAGCTCCACCTGCACCAAAATCTATCTTTATATTATTATAAATAACACTACATGAAAATACTCCTTTTAAAATTGCATCTTTAATTGTTGTAGATTTAAATTGTTCAACTAATCTTTTAAAAGGTTTAGTTTTTAAATCACACCATTTCGGTATACAATCATTAAGAGCTATTATAGGACGATAACTTCTTGCTTTTCTTACTTCTCTAATATTAAATCCAAATTTATCACAATAAAGTTTTAATATCAGTTCAGTTCCTAATTTTATATCATTATAATTTATACAATTTATTCCATACTTATGTTTAATTGCATATCTTAAGAATAATTTATTTTTACCTTTATAATTAGGAAGTTCTGTATCTCCTTGAGTTATGTCAAGAAATACATTAGTTGCATATACATCATTTTTATTATAAGATAAAATTGCAGGAATATCCTGTTCTTCTATCCAATGAAAATGTTCAAACGGCATATCTTCAACTAAAGGTAAATACATTGCAACTTCTAAATTTTTTAAAGAAGTTGCTTTAGCAAGATTATCAAAGTGCCATATTTTAAATAAATCTATTTGTTGAAGATGTTTATTCCAATCAGCTACAACTGAAAATTGACTTGAAATTACATCTTGAGATTTAGAATATATCTTTTGAGATAATTCGTAACCATCAAGAAATTTGTAATCTTCATAATGATTTATTAAATGATGAATGATTGGATAATCATAACTATCGTTATTATACCCAATCATTATCAAATTATTACCATCACGAAATAAATGTTTCATTAAAGCTTCATAATCATTTCGTGATTTATGAATTACAAATTGATGATATTCTTTTGTTTGTCTACAATATCCAGTATAAGTAAATATATTACTTAAACATTCAATATCATATACTTCACTTAACATTTTATATTCTAAAACCTTTATATTCGGCGACCATTTCGATTTCTTCCATTCTTCGTTCCCATGCTGTAATATGATCTTTAACTGTTTCTTCAAGATTGAATAAAATTCTATTTCTTAAAGTCTCAAGTTGAGATGTAGTCAAGTCTGTATATTTCTTGTTAGGTTTGATATTGAGCATTGCTCTCATTTGAGTATAATTTAAACCTTTAGAATTGATATATAATTTCTCAATTTCTTTAATGTTTAAACGTTCTCTTATTACTTCTAATCTATCTCTAACTTCTCCTCTATCGTTATTTTCAACTAATTCCTTAGATTCAGTTGGAGTTAACCATATACCTTGTTTTAAGATAAATGTTCTTGTTATGTGTTTTTTATTGAATGCACCAAGTCTGTCTAAACAACCATCAATTAATAAATTAAGTGGTATTTTTACAAATTCATTTGGTAACCCCGAGAACATATCTCCAATAAGAGGTTTGTAATTTTTAAACGATTCTTTGTTGTTATTTAGGAAATCGTTAATCATTCCTAATAAAGTAAATCTACTCCAATCATATTTTTCAGTTGTATATCGTATACACAACTCAGCACCAATTCTATCTTTTTGTTCTGCTATAGTTTCTAAAACTACATATCTTCCAGGATTTAATATATCTTTATTAAATAGCATGGTTTTACAATGATCGTAGCATTCATTCACTTCGTATTCAGACATAGCAGTTAATTTTTTCTCTGTCTGTTTATATTTACCTGTAACATCTAATACTTTATTACCTTTCCAGATAAATGTATTAATATCTACTCCTTTTTTTTCAATCGCTTCTTTGAATTTTTCTTCCATCAACGTACTCATATCTTACAATATTATTTCATTATTTTTTATAATATCTGATTTTACTACAAAATTAATAAAATAAATATTAGAATAACGATAACTTACCTTACTTCCATCAGGAGTAATATATTCATCCCCTGCTTCTACATCTTGATATTGTAGAAAGCCTTTATCTCCAATATTTATTTCAGGAACTTGCCAGTTTGGTAGCCTTGTACACATTATATATTCTTCAGAGTTTATTTCTTTAAAAACATATATTGTATAAACAGCTTCTCTAATAGCTAATAATTGTACTTCTTTTATTAAATTTACCATAAAGCTTCATCATTCTCATCATATTCATAAAAATCATCTTCGTTACATACAAAGTCATCTTCTTCTTCTTTTACAATAAGTAATGGGTTTTCTGCTTTAAATAATAATAAATCATTTTCTAAATTAAAAGTTAATATATCAAGCATTTCTCCTTCTTGATCAAAAACTATATAATTCATATTAAGATTCTAATAAATCAAGTACTTTATCAGCTCGCAAATAAACATCAGAAGTCTCTTCCATAATGGTTCTAGCCATTCTTGAAACATTTTCTTCTTCTATTTGTTCCTTTATTAATTTCTCATATAACCATGAGGACATCATGAAATCCTTTTCATCTATCGCAGCTTCATAAATTGCATAAAGCATTTGTGTAGTCAATATTTCTCTATCTATTGTTTGCTTAAAAGGAGTAATATAATCTTCATATTTTTCAGCATTTTGTTCTATTGCTGGATATATAAATTTACAATCTCCATCAGATAAATAATCCATAATCCATTGATGATGATTATTCTCTTCTTCTGCTCGTTTACGATAATATTTTTCTAGATCAACTATCCCTTCAACACTAAAAAAATTAGCATAACTTAAATATAGATTACGATTTTTTAATTCATGAGCTATTTGTTTTACTAATAATTCTGATAATGTAGGACTAATTAAACTTAATTTTCTATTTGTCATCAACCTTAACTTTTACGTTTCTAACTCTCTTTATCTTTTCAGGCTTGATATACCTGATGTAATTATTATCTATTAACCATTGTTCAGGAGCTGAAAACAACTCTGAACACATTTGAATATGTTTTGTTTTTCTAAAAGTATTTACTATACCTTCTATAAACTTAACAGATGAAAAATATTTCTGATTACATAAAGAAAAATAATTTTTATAATACAAGTATATAGAACTTTCATATACAAATAAATTTTCTTTATTTACCAAAACAAATTCTTTATCTTTTGTATAAATATATTCAATTGGTTTTGTTGTCATACTAAAGAATTTTAGTAATGATTCCGTAATTTAATGCTTCTTCTGCACTTAACCAAAAATCTCTATCACAATCTTTTGCAATTTGTTCATAAGATTTTCCAGTTCTTTCAGAAATAATAGTATAAACAATATTTTCTATAACTTCTGTTTCTTTTAAATCAATTTTCAAATCAGATAATCTTCCACGAGCACCACTTGAAATTTGATGCATCATAAATCTTGCTCGTTTGGTTGCACAACGTTCATCACCCATTAATAATAATGGAATTCCCATAGAACAACACATTCCCATAGCAACAGTTCTGATTGGAGCAGTAATTTTTTCTGCAATATCATATATAGCTAATCCAGCATATGCACTACCACCTGGAGTATTTATATAAATATTAATTGGTTTCTTTTGATCTAACGAATCTAAATAAAGCATTTGTGCAATTACTCCGTTAGCTAAATCATCATCAATTACATCATCAATAAAAATAATTCTTTCTTGTATCAGTTTAGAAAATACATCCATAACTGCAATATTCTTTTGTCTTTCTTCAACAATTGTTCTAATTTGTCCCATTTTAATCCTTTACTTGGCTAGCTATGACAGCTAGCGAATCACATAATTCATTATATCTATCTCCACTATGACCTTTAACATGTGTCCAAGTTATATTTAACCCTTCTACAGCACTATCTAAGTCGAACAAAAGTTCAACATTTTTATTTCTTTTATTCCCTTTACTAATAGCACCAATAACATACATAGAATCACTATATATTATTATTTCTGTATGTCCATTGGCTTTACACCATAGACATGCTTCTAATGCAGCTTGTATTTCCATACGATTATTAGTAGTTTCTTTTACAGGGAAAGAAGATGAATGTATTTTAACATCATCTTTTAATATAACAAAAGCCCATCCACCTTGATCTCTCGAAGAAGAATAAGCTCCATCAACATAAACTTTAATCAACTTATATGTTTTTCACATTTCTTTTATTCATCATCTTTACAATTTCATCAATTGAATAAGGTCTAAATTCTTTCCAATCTATACCTACATCCATACGACGATATTGCATATTGGTTTCACAATCATCAATTTGATGATGACAATGTCCATGTAACATAATACTACCATGTCCCATATCTTCCCATTGGTCAATAGGATAGTGAGACAATACAATTAACTGCTTTTCATAAGTTATTGTAGTTAATTCCGGCAACATATGAAAAAGATCTTGAGCATGACTACTACTAATATGTTTACTATTTTCATTCAAATCCATTATTTGACCTAAACTAGTAGTTACACAATTTGGTAATATTCTATTCTTTTTTATATGGTGATCGTGATTTCCTGGAATAAAATGAATATTCTTACAATTTAATTGTTTCCAGAAATTATAAATATTCTCTATTCCTGCAAATGCGAAATCACCTAAAAAATAAATCGTATCATCTTGTTGAACATATTTATTAATAGATTCAACAAGAGCACGACTCATTTTTTGAGTGGTATCAAATTTACGTGTTTTATTTTCTTTGTCTGACCATACTGATTCTCCATAAGTCATATTCTTATGTCCATAATGCCAGTCACTACTAAACCAAATCATTTTCTTTCTTTTTTAATAAATTTACCACATCGTTTACAACGATATAAATTAAATTCTCCGCCTTTAATTACATCAAAATAATCAGATTTCTCTGACTCTAGATGTGTACATTCTTTTTGAAAGTTCAATCTTTTTTGAATTACTAAAAACTCATATTCTCTATGTGTTTTACAAGCAAATTTAAAAGATTCTTCCATTTCTTGCATTTCTATTAATTCTTTATCTTCAATCATATTATATCATATTACTTGTGTTAATATTATCTTCATCACAACTCATATAAACAGTTGTATGTTCATGTTTACAATTAGCCCAATTTTTATCATATGCTGTTAAATATTTAGAAGAATCTTCTTTAGCTGTTTTAAGAGCTAATATCATGTTCATGTTCTAATTCAATATAAAAAGGTTCATAATATGGTAAATACGATTCATTTAAATGACTCACATTTACAGATTTCCACCCCTCATTAAAATTATGATCTCCACCATGTATATGACCACAAACTAATAGTTTATAATCTACATGTTCAATCCTTGCTCTTAATGGTTGATTTCCTAAATGTATAAACATTCTTCCTGCACGATGTGTTGGTGCTTCAAGTATTACATCAACATCACCACAGCTAAACGGAGGATCATGTGAAATAATAATATCAACTTTATCAGGAATTTGTTTAAATTTTTCAGTCATATATTCTTCAGTTCTCATAAATGGCCATTTACCAAATATGTGACAATAAGGTGTGCCAAAGATACTCCATATTTGTGCATAATCATCATAATAATGAGTTACTTCATTTTTTAAATAAACAACTTTTTTACAAGCTTGTTGAAAAGATAAAATATTTGCATAACTACATGATTCAAAATAAGCATCGTGATTACCAGCAATCATATATACTTTTTTAACAAGTATGTGTTGTATCCATTCAGCAAATGTTGTTTCTAACCAAATTTTACTTTGTGGTTTATTAAATTGAATTTCTAATGGAATAGTATCGCCAGCAATAATCAATATATCTGCTTCTTTAGTAATTTCAAATAAAAATCCATGTAAATCACTAATTGCTAATACTCTTAATTTCATTTTTTAATTTTTAAATCGTAATTGTAATTCTTTTAAAACCTTAATTCTTATTTTCATTCCATCTTCTTTAGTATTCCACCAAGGACTAGATTTATGTTTATCTTCAGGTTTATATTCTAAAAGTTCAGGGATAAGTTTAAATACACTTAAACCTGTATCAGAAGAAGATTCAATAGCATTACATATAAAACTTTGTTTAATTGATTCAATAAGATATAATGCATTTGTTACAATATTATATTTTTCTTCATCAATCATCTTATTTCATTTTTAGATATTTAGAAATCTGTTCTTTTGTTGTTTTTAAACTCATAGTTCCACAGTAAATTGAATTACTTGTACCAATTTCGTAAGCTGCCCAATAACCTATTAAATTTTTGTAAGCTATGATTTTTATATCGGTAGTTGGGAATGATTCTTTGATTTCTTTGTATATATTTTCAATAGTATCTACTTTGATTACATCATGCATTTCTATGAATAAAATATTTGGACCAAAAAAGAATCCATATTTTTTTTCTTCTATATTAACCATAGTTAATTAATTCTTTTTTAAGTTCGTAAATAGGATCATAAATAGAATTAATTAAGACTTCAAAATCTCTTTTAATAGATACATATGATCTAACATCTGTTATTAAAGGTAAATAAGGTTCTTTTCCTGTATATTTTTTATCTTTACGATATAGTATAACAGCACCTAAAGCGTTTTCTATATTCATAAAATAGCCACCTACCTTGTATTTATCTGTTGCGTTTTCTTTTAATTCTTTCTTATTTTTTAAGAGATTTAAAGTAAAACATCCATATTCACGGACAATATTAAAATCTTTTTCTATAATCATAATTTAAAAAAAAGAGGAATGTGTTTATAACATTCCTCTTAAATTATTACTGGTAATATTCAATCATCTTTTGTTTTATTTCAGCAACTTCTTTGCTTAAATCACTGGTAACTACTTGTGTCAATGAAGACGCCAATTTCATTTCTGGAGTTTCAGACATATCTTTTTTACGAGATAAATCTACTTGACGAAGATATGAACGAACACTGTTTTCAATATATTCATATTTTACTGTGTTGTCATCAGATAAAATCATGTTAGATTTTACTGATTCAGTAATTTCAGCCATAAAAGCTGGAGCAATATCACTTTTCTCAATTAATTCAAGAACAGAATCAGAATTACTATTATCAACAACATATCCGTCTTTTTCAAACGTAAAATCAATGAATTTCTTAGCAGTTTTCTTGTCCAAGAAAGTCAATGAAATAATAGAACCAATACGTTTTCCTCTAAGGAAAGTAGGTTCAATCAATTCAATATGATTTGTAGTAAACAAAGAAATTACATTCATTTGTTTAGAATCACCACCATCAAGAGTATTTAAGATATCTTGCATAGCAGTATCTCTATTACCACGAGTAACTTGATCAATATCTTCTACAAAGATTACAACACCATTACCATTTTTGTCAATAACTTTTGCAAGTCTTAACGTTTGGGCAAGTAATGCTGGATCTTTTAAGTAAATAAATACCCAGTTATTATCAATTGCATCTTTAGCAAGCTTAAATGCAAGTAATGTTTTACCAGTTCCATAAGG